GGGACCACCACCTATGGCAGGACCACCTCCGATGGCAGGACCACCACCTATGGGACCACCGCCTATGGGGCCATCACCTATGGGACCACCTTCGATGGGGCCACCTCCGATGGGACCGCCGTTAGGGCAAGAAATGCCCGCTGATAATGCGGCTGCAGACCAGCTTATCAATCAAACGATCATGGCTGTGCTGGGCCAGTTACCTCCAGAGCAGGCTGAAATCGTTATCACCCAATTTATAAACGAATTCGGTGAAGAGGCTTTCCAGATGTTGCGTCAGCAAGCCTTACAGATGGTTGAACCGGGCGCTCAGACTCAAGGTATGATCCAGGGGCCGGGTGGCGGCATGGATGACATGGTTCAGGGTTCGATTGGGGATCAGCAACGGGTGGCTGTTTCGCCGGGGGAATTCATTGTCCCGGCTGATGTGGTGTCAGGGCTTGGTGATGGCAGTTCCGACGCAGGGGCAGACAAACTGGATACCATGATGAATCAAGTCAGGATGGCAAAGACGGGCGGCGTCATGCAGCCCAGACGGATCAGTAATACGGTTCTTCCGGTATGAATCAGACAGCGCAAGAAACGGCAATTGCACCACGGGATATTCCTCTGGAACCTCGGGTCAAGCCGAAAAATGTCCCTCGGGAGGTCACGCACACCATTACCTTAGTTCCTCCTGAACATTTATATTCGCTGTGGTTTGAGGTGCAGGATCATCTGGCTCCGGCTGTTGCAAGGGCGAATGGACGCTGGAATCTGGAGTTTCTGTATGCGGCTATTGTCAGTGGACATCAGCATTTATGGCTGGCTTTCGATAAAGACAAGCATATTGACGGGGTATGGACCACTGAATTTATTGATTATCCCTGTAAACGGATGTTGGCTATTCAATTTTTGGGCGGTTCAAAAATCACCGATTGGGGTTGGGAGATGATTGATCGCACTAGCAGTTGGGCGGCTGATAATGGATGCAGTGGTATTGAAGCTACCGGCAGGGCCGGTTTTTGGAAATGGTTGGAGCAGGATGGATTTACTCGCTCCTACACAGTTTATGAAAAGGAGTTAGATCATCATGGGCGGTAGTAGCGGTCAACCTCCTGTTCAACAGGTTACAACGACCACCAGTAATCTTCCTGAATATGCGCAACCGTGGTTCGAGACTGGGATGGGAGCGGCTCAAGAGGAATGGCAGAAAGACTATGTGCCATACGAAGGGCCGAGAATGGCGGGTTATGATCCGCTTACGCAACAGGCCATGCGGGCCAAGGAGCAACTGTTCAGGGCTGGCGCACCACAGCAATTCCAGATGGCTTCGGATGTTGCCTCACAACTTGCGTATCAGCCGTCGCATTTAGGGATGTCCATTGCCGGGGGCTATGATCCTGGCACTTTAGCCAATCAGCAAGCCATTCAGCAATACATGGACCCGTACCAGCAACTGGTGACGGATATTGAAAAACGGGAAGCCAGACGGCAGTCTGAAATGATGGGAACCGGTATAGCGGAACAAGCCACTCAAGCCGGTGGCCTGGGTGGCTACCGGGAAGGGATCATGCAGGCCGAACGGCAGCGTAATCTCGGCCAGCAGTTGGGCGATATCCAGACCCGTGGTGGTCAGGCTGCATACCAGCAAGCACAACAGGCTTTTGAACGAGATCGGGCCGCTCAACTGGGAGCAGCCCAATTAGGGATGACCGGCCTTTCTGCGGACCAGGCAACCCGTAACACTCAATTACAAGCAGCGCAGTTACTGGGTGGTTTTGGACCGCAAGCGTATCAGGGGGCGTTGCAACGTATAGAGGGGTTAGGACAAGTAGGGGCTGGGAGGCAGGCTCAGACCCAGCAACAGTACGATATGATGTATCAGGACTTTTTACGTCAGCAAGAATATCCAGAACAAAAACTCAGTAAATACTTCCAAATGCTGCACGGTATTCCGGTTGCGCCATCGACGGTTCAAACCAAGGCGGGTGGTCCTAGTGGGTGGTCGCAAGCATTGGGTGGAATTGCTGCGTTGTCTGGTATGTACGGAGGAAGGGGCGGCCCCTAGGGGATAGTTAAACATGACTGCCATGAATATTTTAGAAGTGGAAGACCTCGTTAAGGGGCTTCCTGATGAGGCTCTGATGCAGGAAGCACAGCAGCCCAGCGGGCAATACGGGTATGTGCCTCAATTTCTGCTGATTTCTGAAATTCAACGCAGAACCGATATGCGTGATCGCTATCAGGCACAGTTGCCGCAAGAACAAAGGACTGTAGCCGATCAGATCATTCAGGAAGCAATGGCCCCTCAAGGCGCTCCTGGCATGGGGCCTCCGCCTATGAATGGTGGGCCTCCCCCAATGCCCCCACAGATGCCTCCGCCTCCACAAATGGCCGGTGGCCCCCCGCAGATGCCACCAGGAATGCCTCCACAGATGCCCCAAGGGATGCCTCCAATGCCTCCGGGGATGCCTCCGGGGATGCCTATGGCGCATGGCGGGGCTGTGCCGATGCAGAGGAATGGCGGGGTTCCTGATGCGATGATTGGGCAGGCAATCAGGCAAGTCCCTAATGCGTTTATCGAAGATTCAAACAAGTTCAATAAAGCTACTCTTGCCGATATCTCGCCTTCGGATATTCCTGCGTTGAGACATGGGCATACCTCAAGTGTTGTCGATGGTTCGTGGCGGGCCTGTGAGAATGCAGGGAGGTAGGGAAGTAGAAAGTCCGCGTGAAAAAGAAAGGAGAGAACGTCGGGAAAGATGGAATATGCAATTGTACGGTACCAAGGAAGGGCCAGAGTCATGGGCATCTCGGGGGCTTCGTAAGGCAGGAGAGTGGTACGAGCCGAAGGTGCTTGCCTCAGAGCAACGCCGTGCTGAAGCACAAGATTTGATAGCTCAGGAGAAGTTAGAAAGGGCTATGGCACTTGTTGGTGTTGTTGAACCCAATGGTGCTTCGACCGTTAAAAATCAGCTAAATATTCCTGTACCAATCCATACCACTGTTCCTGGTGTATCTGTTGACTCAGATGCCGTAGTCGGAGTTGAGCCTCTTGTTATGGCTGCTGAACCTAATGGCGCTCCGGTAGATGAACGGAGATTAGCTGAACTCGGGAAATTTCTTACTCTTTTTGGCACAGATAAATCCGGTGGTCTTACAGGTAACATCGATATAGAAGAACTTTCTGACTTAGAAACAGAAATTACTGCCTCTCGTGGTGCTAAGAAAACAAAAGACGATATTGATAGCAAAATTTTATCAGGCTTAAATATACAACCTAATGTTTGGGATACCAAACGACGGGGCTATTTGCAGAAATTAGAAGATCTTTCTGCACGGGAAATACCGTCAGTTGATTATAAAGATTGGATTGAGGCTCTTGAAAAAAAATCCGATGAAAGAGCCAGACGTGCAGCGATGATTGCATTTGGCAGAGGTATTGCCGGAGGATCTGTTGCCGAAGGTTTGGGGATGGCAGGCGAAGCCATGTTGAGCGTACAGGAGAAGTATGACAGTTTATTACAGGAACTTAAATTAGCTCAATTGCGTGGGGATTCTGAAGCAGAAATTGCAAAGATAGAAAGAGATATTAACATTGCAAAAGTACAGTTAGGGGCAATTCCTGATCCGCCTTCGGTTCCTGCACCGCCTTTAATTCAGAAGCTGCATGAATATCGGAGGTCTCTTGATAAAGAAAGTCAAGAATGGCGAGACGTTGATGAGGTTATAAAAGGGATGCCTTCTGGTGATGATATTACTCGTGCAGAGCAGGTAAGGATTGACTTGATAACCAAATTTTTTCCTTATGCGGCTGAGCTTAAGACAACGATGCTTGAAAAAGATATGAAAGAGTGGAAGCCAAAACACAGTCCTGATCAGAGTAAAGGGTGGACCTTGATGAGGCAAATACAAGATTATATAGATGAGCTTGGTATATCTTTTGGACCAAAAAAAGTCCAGGAATTGCCCCTATTAGTGATGCCAAAGAATAATTCTTAAGTCTACATTTCAGTAAAATGCGTAATGCCTCTAAAGGATAGTAATGTATGCCCATTACTGAAGTTGAACTTCCAGATGGTTCGCGTATTTCTGTTGATCATCCAAGGAATGCGACTGAATCAGATATTCTTAAATTTGTAAAGTCGCATTATGGGGATGCGTTACCAGAAGAAGTTGTACCTGATATTTCTTCTGCTGTGATTGAAGATACACCAAGACGAACTACGGGATCTGGTTTCCTCCAGGGATTATCTCGTGGGGTTGATGTTGTTCAGCGTGGGTATGGATCTGCCTTGGAAGGATTTGGGAAATTTACAGGTTTGGAAGGGCTGGAAACGACAGGAGCAGAGATTGCTGAAGAACAAGAAAGACAGCTTGCCGAGAAAGCTCCATTCGCAACACGCAGGCAAGACGTAGAAGACATTCGTTCCGGCGCAAGATTTTTCACTGAAACATTAGGCGAGCAAGTTCCCAATCTAGCGACCACATTAGCTGGTGCTGGGGCTGGGGCGGCAATAGGTTCAGCATTTCCTGTTATTGGGACAGCTATAGGAGGTATAGCTGGAGGTCTTGCCGTCAATATTCCTTTTTTCTATGGCTTGAATCGTGAAGCGCAGAAAGATGCAGTAGAAAAGGGTATTAAAACGGAAGTCAGCGAAGGGGCTGCATTTCTTGCTTCACTGCCGCAGGCTGCACTTGATTTAATTGCTGACAGATTTCTTTTAGGGGTAGCTGGTAAAAGCGCATTGAGTGCTGAATACATTATCCGTACCGGCAATATTTTTACCCGAGGAGTTAAAGGTGCTGCCGCCGGTACTGCTTTGGAGGTTCCAACAGAGGTTGGTCAGCAAATCATTGAAAGATTTCAGGCTAATGAAGATATCACAAGCGAAGAAGCATTAAATGAATATATAGATGTTGCGGTCGCTGCTGGGATTCTTGGCGGAACTATAAGAGGTACTGCATCTATTGTTAAAGGAGATGTTCGCAAGCAGGATTTAATTGTTAATGATTGGGAGGCAAAAGAATTTCAGGAACAAGAGGGGCCAGATTGGGCTGACAGGCCAAGGGATGCTACAGATAAGGTTGTGACCGATCAAAAGGTAGAAGATGAAGCTGAGAAGACTGTTCCAGAAGTTGATGAAGCTGTTCCAGAAGTTGCAAAAAAAGATAGTGTATTTACAAGAATTAGAAAAGCTATTGAAGAAGGCAGGGTTAAAATACATGAATCAGAATGGACTAATGCGCCTAAATTGCCTGCCAATTTAGCAATAGATCCAACCTATAAAAATTATAATGTTAAGTTTGCTAACGATGTAGATAAAGCATTATTTATCGTTAGCGATCCATCGATCACAGAAGAACAACGTAAAGAATATACTGCTTTTCTTAAAACCGTTTTTCCCAAAAGATCCGGTCAGGATTTTATAAGAATGGGGTTTGAATATAGAAAAACCCTTGATGGCTTATTGAGTGATGGCATAGTGGATTCTAATGGAGCTTTAGCACCTGATTCTTTTACTAAACGTGGTCATGCGGTGCTTGATCCAGATTTACCGGAGACTGTTGTTGAAACGATAACAACTCCGAATGAAGATTTAAGGGCAACTATTCTTGAAATTGCCCAAGATAAATACAGAGAAGATGTAGGCTCTGTTCAGGCTGCAAACAATGATCAGGGGGTAATTCCTCCAATGTTGACAAGAAAAGAAGCCGGACTTCCGTCAGGTAACTTTTTTAGCTTTGAGAATATCTACAATAAATTAGATAAGTTTATTTATCATATCCAGGATAGATTGGTTGGATTACTAAGAATAGAAGAAGCTATCAATGAAAATAGAAAAAATACTATTTCTGAACTTAATGCGGATAGAAAAACAAAAGGTTTAGATCCTTTATCACCAGCAGAAATAAGATCTTTGGATCTTGCTCCATTAACCGCAAAAGAATCTGCTTATAAAGGTGAAGAAAGAATGCCCGGAATCATCGGGTCTATGATTCGAGCTTTTGAAAAAAATGAACTTACACCTCTATCCCTGAAAGTTAACAGGATCAAGAAGAAATTTTCTGATATTACGATGCCTGTCATAGAAGAATTTCTTGTCCTTCGCCACGCTATTGAAAGAAACAAGAAAGTCAGGCTTATTAGGCCAACTAATGAAGCGGGGGCTGGGGAAATACAATATGAAAATGGCGATAAACGACGATTGACTGATAATTATGTAAAAGAAAGAATGGCATTGCTATACGATGTGAAATGGGATGAGAAAAATAATGTCTGGACTGGAGGGAACGAGAAAGCGAAATATTTACAGGACATAGCCAAGGATGTTGATGCCATTGTTAAAAAATCAATGGATGTACGAGTGGAAAATGGTTTGTTAACCGATACAGAAGCAAAAACCATAAGCAACACATTCAAATATTATATTCCCTTAAAAGGTCATAAGACTTTTGAGGATGATTATTCTGGTGTTTTTAGAAGTTCTTCCGGTGAAGGTCAGGCATCCGGTTTTACAGTTGTTGGAGAAGAAGGTAAAAGGATCAAAACAGGAAGAACCACTGAAGCTGATACCCCTCTGGGTACTATTATAGGAGATAGAGCTAATGCGATTCAGAGAGGAGTTAAAAATAAATCGTTTTCCGAGCGACTGTATAATTTAGCAAAGGAAAATCCCAATAATAATGCTTGGAAAATCTTCACTAATAAAGATGCTAAATACGAGAAGATGTTTTCGTCAATTTATACTTATGTCGGAAATGATCCACGATTTCAGGGAATGGAAATATCTAAAGATGAATATAAAGCTGTAGAAAATCCAGATGAATGGCTTCAGAAAATAAATACTAAACGACGCCAGATTAGAAAAGGAGAGGCAGAAAGACTGGAGTTAATCGGAGCAAAACTTGATGGCGAGCAAGTATATATAGAAATAGCAGATCGGAGGCTCAGAGCGACTTTATTAAATCTTGATGTAGATGAGATGGGCACTGTTGTACGAACTTTAGGCAGAGTCAACCGCTTTCTATCAATGGTAAATACAAGTCTTAATCCAGGATTTCTGGTTGGTAACTTTGCAAAAGATATCCAAACAGCCGCATGGAATGTTCTTGGCGAGCAAACAATGGTTGGCGGAAAGGCTGAAAAGAAAAAGCTCGTAAGAAAAATTCTTTTTAGTACACCTAAAGCGATTCTAACATTCTATAGAGGAATAAGAGGGGCTACGCGGTTTAACAGGCATACTAATAAATGGGAATCAAGACTTACAGAGAAACAACAGAAAGATTACAATGAATATATTAACTCTGGCACTAAAGCCGATTGGTTCCATTCGAGACCTCCAGAAGAACGATTGACAGATTTTAATACTTTAAGGTCAATGTCTGATGGAACTTTCAAGGGAACTACCAGGCAAAGAAGAGAAGCATTGTTGAATTTCATAGAAGATCTAAATGCTGCTGTGGAAAATGGTGTTCGATTTTCTGCTTTTATTCATGGGAGAGATGCGTTCATTAAAGGCGATAGTAAGCAATTAACTCAAGAAACGGGTAAAGATTTAACTGTTCCGCAAATTCAAGCGATAGAAAGTGAAGCTATTGCTCAAGCGTCAACTTTGTCAAAAAACTTAACAATCAACTTTAATCGTAAGGGCCAACAAGGCGCATTACTTAATAGTTTGTATCTTTTCTTTAATGCAAGTGTTCAGGGATCAGCTAATTTTGCCAGAGGATTTATTCCAGGGTTAGGTCCTGGTATATCTAAAGTAAAGTATGCGGCAGCATCAAGTATGATTGCATTGGCTTATTTGCTGTCTAAGTGGAATGAAGCGTCAAGCGATGAAGATGAGAACGGTAAAACATTTTATTCAAATATTCCCGATTACGAGAAAGAACGTAATTTTATTATGATGAAGACGGTTTTAGATCCTAATGCTGATGGCAGTGAATATTGGAAATTTCCTTTGCCTTACGGTTACAATATATTTCATGTGACTGGAACGGTTATCGAGGAAATGGAATCAGGTAATCGAGACACTGGGGAAGCGACATCTTTGCTTGCGTCAACATTGCTTGGGTCATTTTCGCCAATTAGCATAGGAGGTTCTGCTGCCGGTCTTGCGACAGCAGCCGTCCCATCTGCCGCCCAACCTGTCGCGCAATTAGTGGCTAACCGTAATTTCTGGGGAACACCTATTTACCCTGAAAATTTCCCGGCAGGTGTTCAGTATCCAGCCAGCCAACTTGCTTTTAGAACCACGGGCGAAGGGTATAAAGTTATCACCGAATTTCTAAATGTTTTGGGAGGAGGCAATGAAAGTGAGCCTGGGTCTTTATTGGGTATCAGTACAGATATATCACCGGATGCTTTAGAGCATTTAGCTGAAGCTGTCCTTGGCGGGGCAGGGGCTACTGGCACTAGAGGTTTAGGGGCATTTAATAATTGGACAAACAGAGAGGACATCAAGGTTAAGGACATACCTTTTAGAAGAAGGCTTGAAGGAGAAGTTGATAACTTTAAGAGCCAACAGAATTATTATGATCGCAAAGAAGATATTATAAGAAAGGTCAATCAATACGATGTTTTAATATCACAAGGTAAGCGCGCCGAAGCTCGAAAATACAGAGAAAAAAATATTTTATATTTTCGCATGGAGAATATATTAAAATTTTCCGAAAAAAGACTTAGCGAGGAAAATAAGAGAATCAAAAACTTAAGAAATAAAAGTATATTAAATCCGGCTAATGCTATTGCTTATCAGGATATGTCTCTCAATATAGAAGATAGAAAAGATGATATATACAATCGGTTTAATCTTCTTTTCGATGAAAAAGAAAAAAAGAGGTAGGAAAATTATATGACGATGGGGCAAACAGTACCGCCGGGTTATTACGTCAGCAACAGCGCAGACGAGGACGTGTTCTGCGTCACTAAAAGCAATAACTTTTATTTCAAGAAAGCCCGTGGCAAGAAATGGTCACGCACGGATTCATGGAACTTCGATCACATCTGTGATGTGGAAACCGTCAACGAAGTGCAGGGTGTCAGTGCTGATGTGAACACGCACGATGGCCGTGGTCTTGAAGTCAGCGTATCGGCGCATATCGGCGTCACGGTCTCCGACGTGATGAAATGGCATTACGTCAACCCGGATGGCAACCAAGCCACGCTATGGGCTGGCCCTGAAGGCGGCCCCGGCAAGGGTGTGAGTGCTGACGTGGGTGTCTGGTACGACAAGAACGGCAACATCCATATGAAGCTCTCGGCTTCAGGGGTGATCCCTCACTTTGATTTTGGCGCGTCAGTTGTGATCAATCCGAAAACGATTGCTGACCTGGACAAGCCTACAGCAGATGACAAGGCGTTCGCCACGGGATTCACCGAAGGGGCCACTCTGGGTATTGCAGACAAGCCGCCGAAGATTCTAACTCAAGGTGTTGCCGTGGTGGACAAGGTGGGCAAGAAAGTTCTTAGTTGGTCAATTTCTACGAAGGCTTGTTCATCAACGAGGGCCATTTAGTGCAGTTCAGGCTGGGATACGACAACCTGGTCTGGGTGGATGAAGCCATTGAATCCAACCATGAGCCACAGTCGAAAATCATTACCAAGATTTACGGGATTAGCGATGCAATGAAATTTCAAAGCAGTCTCATCAATTTTGGCTATAACCATCTGCCTGCTTTTGAATTGATCGAGCAGCCCGAATATACCAATTAACAGGACAGACGATTATGGGTGATCAATTCAGCGGTGACCTGTCACGCAATGAAGTGGAGATGGATCTCAGTAAGTTCCTTGAGATTATGAAGGACAACTCGGATCTCAAGGATAAGATTCGTGAATTGCAGATACATCTTGCCAAGACCATTGATGCGTGGCGTATCTTTCCTCGCGTGTTCGTCGGGGTATATATCTATCTGCTGTACGCGGTGGTGATGTGGTTTATGACCATAGCAGAACCAAACTTGGAGCAAGCTGGTCTGGTGTCGGTTGTTGTGGGCGCTATGGCAGCAGTGTTTGGAATATATGCCGGGACATCTCAGACAAAAAATTTCAAGGGTGAGGGTTAGTGAGCGAGGTTTTTACTCTGGTTGCCGATGTAGGCTTTCCCATAGCGATGGCGTTGATCTGTGGGTTCTTTATTTTCCTCACGATCAAATATATTTTAGAGAGCGTTATCGGCCAAGTGAACGGTATTCACATAATCGTGCATGGTTTAGACAATCGCGTTAAGACGATGAATCACGACATCATTCGCTTGGACGCAACCATGTGTTCAGTACTAGGTATTCGCCCTGACCTGAACAGGATTGCAAGGGCTGATGGGAAGGAAGATGCGCGGCGTGACTAATGGATATTGCATCAGCGATCAACGAATATGGGTTTCCCATCGTCATGGCGGTGGGCCTGCTGTACATGATTTACTTCATTTGGCAGTTCATCACCCATCAGATAAAAAAGAAACTGTCAGAGGCGAACACAACCCTAGTTGCCCTCATAGACAGGATTCGTATGCTTGATAATGACATCATAAGATTACAACAGAAATTGGACACGGTGATTGAACTGCGTGAGTTGAAAGAAAATGATGCGACTGATTAAGCTGTTCTTTTTGCTACCCGCAGTTTGCGCTGCTTCTGATCTGGTGCAAACATTTAAGAATCCCAGCTTCAGCGGCGTAGGGGCATCTGCTCACTATCTCACGATTGATGAACAAGAGCGCACCCGAAAAAAGGCGATTGCCGATGACATTGAAGCCAAGTTGAATGAAATAGAACGGGATGCTGATAACACGACGCTGGCTAAATTCCTACGCAACATTGAAAGCCGGATTTTCTCGCAGTTGTCACGTGATCTGGTGGAGGCATTGTTTAACTCTGAAACGGGCGGCACAGGCGGTAGCTTTGATTTGGAGGGCAACATCATTCAGTTTATCAACACAGGCGATGAGATCATCCTGACCATCACCGACATAGACGGAGGCATAACCGAAATCAGGATTCCCGTAGGGACGTTCGGCATATGCTCAACAGACGATTGCGGTATTTAATTATATGCGTTGCGATTACCTGCGTTGCCGGATGCGCTGCCATCGGGTCAGTTCGCGGGTGCAGGGACACACGCTCTCAGATTGCCGGTGAGCGTGACTACGGCGGCATTGAATGTCCAGAGGGGCCAAGGATTGAACGCCCCTCGCTGAAGGCTCTGGTGGATTTACCGCCGCCATCACGCAAGGCTGTTGTTGCCGTTTACTCGTTCCAAGACCTCACGGGACAGCGCAAGTCATCTGACAACATGGCGTTGTTCAGCACGGCTGTAACTCAAGGCGCAGATTCATTCTTGATTGATGCGCTTCAGAGTGCAGGCGGTGGAACATGGTTCACCGTCGCAGAACGCGGGCATCTGGATCACCTCACGCGGGAACGCCAACTCATCATTTCCACGCGCAGCAGTTACGATGGCGAGGGTGACAACAGGTTGCGCCCGCTGCTGTTTGCGGGGCTGATCATGGAGGGTGGTGTTGTCGGCTTTTCAAGCAACCTTAGAACGGGAGGGTTAGGTGCCAGATGGCTTGGTATCGGGGTGAGCAACCAGTATAGAAGGGATGAAATCGTAATTTCATTGCGGGCCGTGCTTGTTCAGAGCGGAGAAATTCTCCTAAATGTCATGACGAGCAAAACTATCTTCTCGGCAGCAAGCGGGATTGATCTGTTCCGATTTACAGAGAACGGCACTGAGCTAGTTGAAGTTGAGTCCGGTGTCACCCGTAACGAAAGCTCTGGGTACGCTGTAAGGTCAGCGATTGAAGCTGCCGTTTATGCGATAATTATTCAGGGCATAGAAAAGGATGTCTGGGATTACCAAGCCCCAGAGGAGGAACCCAATGCGATGGATTAGCATTTTATTATGGGTGGTTGCGTCTACGGTTCATGGTGCAAATAACCTGATTTACGTGACACAGAGCGGAGGGTCATCAGCCCTGACGATGAATTTAACACAGACCGGAAATTCAAACGTCATTGGCACGAATAATGCGCGTGTATCCCTGACCGGAACGGGCATGACCGTGGACGTTGACCAGATCGGCGACAGCAATGTCATAGCTGCGACCGTGGCCCAATCTAACTCAACATCATTTACGCTGCGCAGTGTCGGAGATTCAAATACGCAAACGCTCGCGGTAGGAGCGACAGGCGATGCACAAGGCTCGGATTTTGATTTCGCCGCGGTTGGCGACTCCAACGTACTCGTTTATACCCAAGGGGCAGCAGCCACGGCAACAAGCGCAGATACTGACATCGTGATTGCCGGAACCAGCAACAACCTCAACATAGTCACAGAGGTGGTTGGTGGAACGAATAATATTGATATTGATGGGGACGGGAACGATTGGGACAGTACTCAGACGGGAAATGCAAATCATTCAATAACGGCTGAAATTTCTGGAAGTACCAACAACATTGATATTTCTCAGAGTAATTCTGGTGGCTCTACCAGCGGTATCGTTAGCCTGATTGCAACGACCAGTGGCGGCACGATTGACATAGACCAGTGTACAAGTGGCTGCTGATAGTTTTACCCCTTGTTGCCTACGGAGAAGTAGGCTCAATCACTGAACTGCGTGGCATCGGCGAAGTCATTCGCCAAAACAACCCTGATTCTTTGACAGCCCAGCTTACGCTTGGCATTGCGAGCATGGATAACGTGCGCACCGGCAATGGACGCTTGGCAGTGCGGTTTCTGGATGACAGTGTTGTACGGCTGACGGAGCGTTCCAGCATTATCATTGACGAATACATATTTGACCCAGACCCTGCAAAAAGCAAACTCGCACTAAAAATGGCGAGCGGCACGGCGCGATTCCTAACCGGCGCACTGGGCAGAATCAGAAAAGAGAACGTCACTATAACGACCTTAACGGCAACCGTGGCAATTCGCGGCACCGATTTTACGGTAACTGTTTCAGAGATTGGCGAGACACTGGTCATTCTTTTGCCATCTGCACTGGGCGATGGCAGCGCAAGCGGCGAGATTACCGTCACTTCAATGGCCGGAGTGGTTGTGCTTGACGAGCCATTTCAAGCAACGATGGTTAGCGTTTCAGAGACCCCCCCCACGCCCCCAGTGGTTCTGTCAAACATGACCTTGGCGTTCATAGATAATCTGCTGATCGTCAACCCGCCAAATGAAATACAGGAAGCGATAGAGGAGCAATCGGCAACATCTACGAATGTGCTGGACGTGGATTTTCTTGAGGAAACAGAACTGGATGAATCTGAATTGGATGAGGATGAACTGGGAGATGAGATCGGGCGGCTGGATATTGACCTGCTGGCGGTGGATTTTTTAACGGACATTTTGGATGCGGTTTCAGTCGCTGCCAAGGGAAAGCAGCAAGTTGCTGAACTGGATGGCGTCAAGATTGAAGGGTTGCTTCCGGGATTTGACCCCGTTGCACAGACGTATGTGCTAGTGGAGGGGGAGGTGCTGACCATTTTCCGAAGCGTTGAGAACACCGTTGACTTGGAGCTTGATAAAAGCGGCGCATACAACATCAGCATCCTCACGGCTGGCAGGCAGATTGAGGCAACGGTCAACGGAGGAGGCGGTAATGCGATTACTATTGTTCAGTCTAATTAGTGTATCCGTTTGCTGGGCCGGGAATAACTCGGTGGAAGTCCAGACAAAGGGAACAGGCACAGCCATATATATTGATCAGATTGGGTCTACGAATACAGCGCGTGTCTGGTGCGGCCTGTCCGGCGGCACTTACGACACGCACACCTGTAGTTCTGCCGTGATTGACATTGACCAGACAGGCACCGGCAATCTGGCAAAAGCGTATTCTCAGTACACTAATCACACCGGCAATGAATACACGATCACCCAGGAGGGCGACAATTCCACCGGGTACATTGATGCCGACGAAGATGATAATGAGATGACCGTAACCCAAACAGGCGATAACTTTTATGCGGAAATCTACATGAGCGGTGACGATAACGTGTATGAAATAACCCAAACAGGCGATTCGCATTATGCGAAATTCTATGCCTTTGGGGATGACTCTAGCTGGACGGTCACGCAATCGGGAACGGGTGGTGCGCATAATGCTTACATCAAGTCCTGCGGAAATTGTAATCATAACGATGCCACGATCACGCAGTCCGGTAGTGGAGCCAAAAACGGCGACATAGAATTCAGGAATAATCCTGCTGACAATTCAACGGTCAACCTGACGCAATCAGGGGATGGTGCTCATGTGGGTAACATTCTGGTCAAGCAAGGAAATTACACGGTGAACGCCACCCAGACCGGGACAATCGTCAAGGGCTATACAGTAACCCTGGACTGTACCTCATCCTGTGACAAGACGGTCACAGTTAATCAATATGATTGATCATATGAGATGTAGTCAATAGGCGCATTGAAAATCCTGCTCCCAATTTTGCTGGCGCTGTTGTTGCTGCGGGTGTTCGATCCGTTTCCGGTGGAGACCCTTCGGCTTAAATATTTCGATACGCTCTTGACCCTCAAAGAGCCCGTCCAGAGCGAATCCGTTTCCCTATATAACATTGACGAGGACGCATTAGCCGAGGGTGGTCAATGGCCCTGGCCCAGGCAGCAACTGGCAGAGCTTAATCGTCAGTTACTCGATGCGGGTGCTGTAGCAATCGTTTACTCGGTGTTGTTTCCGGAGCCCGACCGCTTTGGCGGTGATGCAGCCTTTGCCGAGAGCATGGCTGAAATTCCCACCTTCCTCTCGGCCGTAGCCACCACCGACACGAGCCGGCAACAAGGCTGGCATATCGGGGTGGCTAAGCTCGGTCCTGTGAATGAACACGCTTTAAGCTACCCAGGGATCCTGCCCAATGTGCCCGTGCTCCAGGCAGCGGCCGCCGGCACCGGGATTGTTACCACGGCCCCGGAGGTCGATGGCCTGGTCCGCAGGGTGCCTATGCTGGTGAGGGTTGGGGAGAGCCTCTACCCGGCGCTGGGGCTGGATGTCCTGAGAGGGCTGGCGGGTGACCCCTCCTACCAGGCAAAAGCCGGTCAGAGCGGCATACAGTCGGTCAGGGTGCCTAATTACGCCACGATCGAGACCGACCAGGCTGGCAGGGTGTGGGTGGACTGGAGTACGACGTTTTCACCAAAGCCCCTGGCAGGCACCATCGTCTTTGTGGGGGTGACGGCAGCGGGCGTTTCCCCGCTTATACCGAGCCCACGCAATTTGATCCACTCACACCAGCTCCAGGCCACTTTATTTGAGACTCTTCTCAATGGCACCTCACCGATTCGCCCGGACTGGGCGCTGGGTGCTGAGATATTGGTGATCCTGATTTTGGGCATTGTGACAGCTTGGTCAGTGCGTTCTTTGCCTGTATTGGCTGTCCCAGTAGGGGTCTTGGTGGTTGGCGCTCTAGCGGCCTCCTGCTCAGTCTGGGGCTATTTACGCCTCGGAGTGTTGGTTGATGCGGCGTGGCCAGTGTTCTCGAGCCTGGTGGTTGGGGGAACGGGTATGGCTCAACGTATGATCAGCGAATACCGGCAGAAGCTCCAGATCAAAGGAATGTTCGGGACGTATGTCTCCCCCAAGCTGGTGCAGCAATTGGTGGACGATCCAAGCCTGATGAAATTAGGCGGTGATACCAAGACCATGAGCTTCCTGTTTGCTGACATCGTGGGGTTTACGCCCATCTCCGAGCACTTCAAAAACAACAACGATCCACAGGGTTTGGTCACCCTCATCAACCGCTTGCTGTCCGCCTTAACCGAAGTGGTGCTGTCCCTGGATGGAACCATAGACAAGTACATGGGCGATTGTGTGATGGCTTTCTGGGGTGCTCCTGTGGACTGTGATAACCATGAGGAGCGTGCCGTGATTTGTGCAACGCTTATGCTGGAGGCGCTTGAACGCCTAAACGAGGAGCTCGAATCGGAGGGGTTGCCTAAGCTAGGGCTGGGCGTAGGTCTGAATAGTGGAAGGTGCGTCGTTGGGAATATGGGTGGTGAGCAACGCTTTGACTTCAGTTGTGTCGGGGATAGCGTGAACGTGGCTGCCAGATTGGAAGCGAAAAGCCGTAGCTATACTGAAAACGTCCTGATCGGAGAACAGACCGCCAAGGCTGTGCCGGGTTTAGTCCGGCGTCTTGATTCAATTCAAGTTAAAGGGAAAGAGGAACGGTTAGAAGTTTATACATTGCGTAACTAATTAGTTATCACCTTTGTTCTCAGACTATTCCCAAACCAATGCTTCGGGATAGGCTGCTAGTGCTTCTTCCTTTGTCTCATATGATCCCTCCCATTTGACTATAGGTTGACCTGCCAGTACCGATGACTCTGGGTATCCGTCCCAGTCAGTGACCTTCACGGCCCATTCATTTACACGACCGCTGTCGTCGTAAAATTCAGTCAGGGCGTATGTTATGTTGCTCATGTCTGTGTCTCCTTTTTTAGATTGTCTGTTGGTCATGTCATTACTCCTGTTTTATTTGACGCCCTTGAGTAACTGGCCCGCCTTTTTGGTGATCCCCCATCGGCTTCCCAAGCGGCGTAGGTCGCGACCGGGTGTGCGGCCTTTGCGAGCGTGGCGTTCCTCGAGAGGGGTTAGTTCATCGTGCTTGACACGATGAATCCTTACGTTGTCACCTTCCCAGATAATCAGGTCAGTCCACTTGTGTCCCACTGAGCCGACCAGACCTAAATGAAGACCTTGGGTTTTGGGATGATGGTAGTGAGCGAGTGAATGTGTAATTGGTTTATCCATAATGATCTCCTTTATCAGTAGGTAATATTTTACCATGCGGTTTTTTGGACCGAAGTTATTGGGCTGTAGAGCAACGAAAAGAACAATCAGCAAAATTCTTCAATGACTTACGAATGATTTGCGCAAGATTTGCGCTCGCTGGAAAAAATTTTGGTTTTTGAAAAAACGTGCCGCGTCGTTATTGGCTTTCAGAGGCACGAAAAAAAAGCTTGACAGGGTTTCAAGCTAAATTATTGGATAGCAGTTGATCCTTGAGTTGTTTGCTTTCGGCTTCTAACTCCTTAACACGTTCCTCGGCCTTCAGTTTAGCCAAGTGTTCTGCGACGTATTTCGCTCGAAGGCGCAACACCCTTTCTTGTTTGGCGACAATCTGCCGCACTCTTTCTTTAGATAAGCCGCCATGCTTAATACCAAGCTCGCGGTAAGTAGTTCCTTCAGAACTTCTTTCCTTGTAAATTTGTTCGTCCCTTTTTTTAAGTTCTTTTCGTTGTCCGGGGTATGCTTCTCCTGGCAAGAGATTATTTATTGCAGTCTTTTTAATCATCTGTGTCCTCGCATTATTGATCTCCATCAGTTGAATCAATAAAGCATTGCTCTTCCAGCTCAATAAGTAATTCAAGATAATGCTTTGCTTTTTCAAGATCGTTCAGGCCGCCTTTCTTTTTCCATCGACACAGGTACTTAATGACGTTGCCGGCACCAAAGCTTAATTTGTTTCTCTCAATAAACTCAAACGGTGAGATTTGAAATTCCTTGTAATGGTCCCCACCGATTTGTTTGTCGTAAGGGCTTATAAATCGATGCCAATCTAATGCATTCAGCGCGGCATTGCCCGAGGCAATCCGTTGTTGTTCGGCGGAACGTGCGTTGCGCGCATCGTCGTCTTCTATTTGTTGAAGTTCCATGTCATTCTTGGAGCGAGGACGCCCCATGCTGTCGGTTTCTTTGGACATATATATCTCCCTGGTCAGTAATCTATGAGCTTTTTCGCTTTGTTTAGAATGTCGTTGAATTCTTTTCGATGATTGTTGGTGAGTGACATCATCTCGTAGGCTTCGATTAGGGCATCCAGGATTGTTTTTAATTCATCGATCTCTTTTTCGCACTCTGCCAGCGGGTTAATAGGCTGCCACTCCCTCAGTACGGTCTCAAGTTCTTTGTATTTGTTTTCTTTTATTGCTCTGATTTTTGCTGCACTGCCGATTCCGCTCACTGTCGAAGGTTTTACTTCCTTGTTTTTTTTATCTGGATAATTGAGCCAGTACATGATCAGATTTTCCGCAGTGGGAGATCAAACTGAATTGCTGTTAAAACATTTATCCAGTATTTTCGCATGTCAAGCGGCAATGCATGGCGCCGCAGAATTTTCTGAACCGCATTGATGCGGCATTTCTTTAGTTCCGGTGCTGATAACTCATCATTCATGCCCTTCTCCATACTCGAACTCCTTTTGTCCCATCTTCAACTACCGATCGCATGGTGAGCATGAAGCCCTGGGTGCGCTTGAGATAAGCTGTGCGGTTCGATAGGACATGATAGGCGGTTGTGTTAGTTAAAACACCCCTGAAAAAAACACTTTCCCCCGGCTTCAACTGGCGCAGCAGGCTGAAAGGATGGCTGCCATCGAAGCGCCTTGGTGGCAACGGCACATCCCGTTCGATGCTGGGAAGAACAAACGGTTGATCATCGTTCAATGTCTTCACTCGATGAATAGCTTTGCGGCAAGAGCCTGTACTCATGCAGCCCTCGAGCCGCATTGCCTCGCCGCCTTCGTTCTATGATGTGAGAGCCAAACTTCTTTTTCCGCAAATCTCGTAATCTGGCGCTAATTGAGGCTTCTGGGTCCCCCGTGGTAAAAGCGATTTCGGCCAGGGTTCGCCAGCGGTTGTCCTGCATCAAATTGAACACTCTCGAATTTTGCCCAGTGAGGCGCTTGAAATCGAATGCCGCCTGGTATGACATTCCATCAAAGTGAGCTCTCGGCAGTTTGTTCGCCATCAGCGATCTCCCGCCAATACCTCGATTTGCAACCTGGGCAGCCGTTTTGCTGGAAAACATAGCCACGCTCTCCGGGCCGGTCTGCCCATGTCGCCCCACAACCGCGGCATTTCCACTGCCTCAAGTCAGAAGGGGAAGGGCTCTTCTTTGGGCTCAGGAGCCGCTGGTGAGGGCTCCGAGGGGGCTTCCTGCTCAATGCCATCCTCCTCAAACAAGTGATCGTGGTCGCGGCTGTAGAACACACTGGATGACACCCGGAAATACTTGCTGCCGTCCTTGGCGGTGTTGAGCCACGCACTGATATTGATCCGTGGTCCGAGGTCCGGGCTCTGGCCCTCTTGGGAGAAGGCGTTATTGCGCATCAGCACCACCAGCGTTTTCAGCATTTCCTCCGTGACCACGATAAAGCCTCGGTACGGTGGTTGCCGATTGCTCTCATCAGCGCCTGGGTTGGCCCAGATGCCTCCCTGCTGCGATTTGGGATATTTTTCGTCGTAGTCCATCAGTCATCTCCTTTGGGTTGTTGAAAACTTTTCTGTAACGTGCGTAATTCTTCGATCGTCATTTGCCGCAACGGATCGAGCCGTTCGTGAAATTGCTTGATCTCATTCTGAAATCCCTGGTTGTACAATTTCAGCAAGGTGGGTCTGTTTTGATCGGTGAATTCCTGCACCCAGCCGGCTGCGGTTTCGGGATCGCCGGGTTTTTGTGGTGTGTCTTCAGGCGGCAATGCAAACATGACGATTGTCGTGTAGATAAAATCCAGCACTTCCGTGATCGTGTCCAATTTCACATCGACGGTCACTTGTTCTTTAATGGCGTTCATTCGGTCCTCCAGACTCCATTCTTTGCCTTCAATCAGGGATGTGCGTTGTGGCGCCAGTTTCACTGGCGGGGTTTGTTTTTTTTTAGGTTTAGGCGATGGCGCTTCTGCCTTGTCGTTGATGGCATGATCCACTTCCTCAAAAGAAGCATAGTTACCTCCTGATAAGCCACAAGCCGCCAAGGCGCGTCCAATCGAACTCGTTAAACAGTTTTCCACTGCGCTGGTTTTATTTACCATGCCGGAAGCCCTAAATTCTTCAGCAAAATCATTAGCAATTTGTTGCCAGCTACCATTTTTGAAAACTGATATGACTGTTTCGAAATAATCTTCCCATCTGAGCCAAATGCTTCTCGAAATGCCTGAACTCTCGTATGCACTTCTGCATATAGCTTTCCCTTGATATTGACTTTATCCTTGTCAGGAAGCTCGGCCATGTTTCGGACTGCGCCGAGCAATCGGTCTTGTTTGTTTTCCTCGCTGGTCACAGATATTTCTCCTTCGTTGCTTTAATGATTATTTCGGCTAATTCTTTGACCGCTAACTTATCAAACAGAGCGAATGGGATTTCTACTATCCTTTCTTCTTTTGAGGTGACAGAAATCACCACGTTCTCATGCACCAAAGTCATGCGAATGCCAAGCGTCTTGAATCGCTCGTCGGCCCATAGACCGAGCATCTTTCGCTCAATGCTGTCATCAGCATGAAATTCGAGGGTTATGCTTTTGTCAAAATCAAATGCTGGCATTTTTGCTTTCCAGATATTCGTGATTCTGATCGCAGAACTGCGCCACCTTGCACCAGTCTTCACAGCGGGTGCGTTTGCCAGGTCTATGCTGGATCACATGGTCGCCGTTCAATTGATTGTCAGAGGCCCAGGTGATCGCCTCGTCCATGCTGTCGCACACCTTGCTGGCTCGCTTGGCCGTAGCAGACTTGAGCACCGCGTATTTATCCGGCTGGGACCACATTTCTTCTGGAGTACAGTCCGGCAGACGCGAGCCGACCAGGGCCGAATAGGCGGCATCCTGGTGCAACGCGAGGCGCTCCTCTACATAGGCTTCGGTTTCCTCCCATGACCACAGCGGCACCGGCAGCTGCAGCACAGGGGCAGCAGGGTAATCATTGCGCTTCTTCGCATCACTGGCCCGCCAGTCTCTGAATATGACGAGGATGTACAGCGCGGACACTTCAATGCCCTTGGCTTTTGTCAGCAAATACCGATAAGAATTCGTTTGACAAATCCACTCAGGCTTGAGGCCGCCAGCATTTAGCATGTAAGTCCAAACGCCGGTTGTTTTGTAGTCGATAGCGATCATTGGTCGTTCTCGTCTTCAATTTGGAGATCAATGGCCCCAGACAGCCTCAGACCGCTTGGGTGGTCATAGAAGACCCGTTCTTCGGTAATGACCCCCTCACCCGCGGCTCGCTCCAGCATGACGTGTACGGCCGTTCCAAGCAGTGAGAACACGCGATCGCTGATCGACTCCTCAATCTCGTCTTGATGAATCTTTGTGAGTTGGGCTATTCTGGGGCTGTCAATCCAGACAGATGGGGTGATGTCGGAATCGCCGGCATCGTATGTGTCATGGACGAGGGCGTCGAAAATGGGCTGCAGCAGGTTCAGGTCGTTTTTAATTCGCACGGCTCACTCTCCAGATGCGGAGATGCGGGCCGCTGTCGTCGGTGCCCCTGGCGATCTTGAATTTATAGTGAGGGTACTTTTTGGTGAATCTCGAAGTTCGCATGCGACATGAGACCAGTTTTCGCTCGAGTTCTTTCTGGGATTGGGCATCAACCCGGATCGAGTCACCCACTTTCATTCCCCTAAGTGGCAGCGGTCCCACCTCCACCCGCTCGGCAAGATGGACCGGCAAAGGGACTCCTTTGTCAATTTTCATACTTTCCCCACATTCAATAATTGTTTCATAGAGACTCAATGTTCAATGATCAAGGGTTGCAAGTATAGTCGTGCCAGAGTCTGCATGTAAACCCCCCAGGCGATTGTCTTTTGTGATCCAGGGAGAACCCGCCAGCAAGGCGAATTCACGTCAGCTTGTCACGATCAAGGGACGCCCGGCGTTTATCAAGTCAGCCAAAGCAAGGCGCTATGTGGCTGATTTTCATGCACAATGCCCTAAACCCAGGCAGCTTTTTGAGGGTGATTTATGTATCACAATCGACATCTGGTATGGTTCCAGGCGCCCCGATTTGGACGGCAGTTTGCTTCTCGATGCATGCCAAGGCATCATATATAAAAATGACCGGCAATGCCGTGAAATACATTTATACTGGCACTTGGATCGTGAAAATCCTCGAGCGGAAATCACGATAACGGAAATGAGAAAACCGACAACGAGGAGAGACCCATGAGCAGCAGCGCAGTTGAAATGGCCGTACAAGGTGTCACACAAAACCAACGAATTCTCTGCCCTGCTTGCTCTGGCACCAGGCAAAAACACAAAACCGAAAAGACATTATCAATCACGTTCGATGGTCCCGTTAAAATTTACCATTGTTTCCACTGCGATATTTCCGGCAAAATCTCACAAGAAAAAAACTACGACACTTTCGACAACTTCCTGCGTTCTTCCCCCCTACATCCCAACGTCATTGAATTACCTGCGGCGACCCATGACAGGCAGCTGCATGAATTCCTGGGTGCTCGTGGCATCAGCCGGGAAACAGCCAGTCAATACGGGGTGGTATCGGATGTCAGGTGGTTCAACAAAAGCGTGGGCGAAAAATTAGCGATCGGCTTTGTGTATGGCGATCGAAAAGAGCCATCCGCGATCAAGTGGCGATCGCTCCAGGGCAAGTCGTTCATCCAAACGGGTGCGGCTCAGACCTTCTACGGTCTGGAGCAGCTGCCTGAAGAACTGGGTGAGCTGCCGTTGGTTATTTGCGAAGGCGAGCTAGACGTTTGGAGCTGTCAGGAAGCCGGCATACCGTCAATCGGCGCCCCCAACGGGGCCCCGGCTAGCCTCAAGCAGAACGACAACGGCACCAAGTACAATTACGTCTGGGAGTCGCGCGCGCTGATCGAGTCGTCCCGCAAGGTCATTTTGTTCACCGACCGGGACCAACCGGGAGAGAATCTGAAAACCATCCTGGCCAGAAAAATAGGTCGTGGTAAGTGCTGGGAGGTGACCTACCCGAACGAAGAGAAAGACGCCAACGAAGTGTTGTGCAGCGGTCCCGATGGGGCAAATGCCCTGAAGGAGATGATCGAAACAGCCACACCGATGCCCCTGGCCGGCGTATATGCGGCCAGTGACTACGAAGAGGAATTGATGACCCTGTATGAAAAAGGGTACGGTCGCGGCCTTAGCACGGGTTTCAAGAGCCTGGACGAGATCCTGACCATTGCACCTGGGCTGCATGTGGTGACCGGATCCCCATCGATGGGTAAGTCGGAATTTGTTGATGCGCTGGCCATCAATCTCAGCCTGGAAAACAATCTCAGTTGGGCTGTGTGTTCAATGGAGAACCCCGTTTCAACGCACCTTGCCAAGCTGTCAGAAAAAATAGTCGGTAAGAGATTTTACGAGGGCCCCTCTGAACGCATGTCCAGAACAGAGCTCGATGAGGCTAAAGCCTTTATTGAAAAACATTTTGTATTCCTTGAGCAGAAAGACGGCAATCTCCAGACGATCGACAGCATCATCGATTCCACCAAGCAAGCTATCATGCGGTTTGGCTCGACCAGCTACGGCCTAATAATCGATCCGTATAATTTTGTGGAGCAGGGTAGGAGCAGGGGTAGCGATCAGAATCAATCAATGAGCATCTCAGAAATGCTCAGTAAGCTCATCGCCTTCGGCCAGAGTCACGATCTCATAATTTTCTTCGTCGCTCACCCCGTGAAGCAATATCCAAACCAGGACGGCAAGTACCCGGTGCCTGATGGGCATTCGATTTCGGGCTCGGCCGCATGGCTAAGTAAAAGTCAATGCGGAATCACCGTCCACAGATCGGGGAACCCTGATGACAATCAGCCGGAAATTCATGTTTGGAAAATGCGTTTTAAGTGGCACGGCAAAATGGGCTGCGTGAAACTAAACTACGACGTGAACACGGGACGGTTCAGCGACCTGCCAAGAGATGAGAATTTTGATTGGTCCGTGAAGGACTAAAGCAATCCATTTTCCCGCGCGGTATTCAGCAATTCTTCAGCCAGGTGCTGATTTTGTTGTTCCAGCTCGTTGCGTAAACTGAGAAGCTGTTGACGTAGTCGTTCAATTTTTGGATTCAACCCATTCAGTATGGCGGCCGCCTGGTTGAGCCTTTCGATCGCCTCCCTGGCATCGATTATTGGCGTCTCTTCTTCCCTTTTATCCTGGTAGAATTTGATCACGGAAAACATTTTTTTTATGTGCTTGTACTGCTGCTCGGTGGTGTCGATCGTTTCATCGAAGTCTTCAATCATGGTGGGGTCTTCAGCGTCATCATACGCATACAGATGATAAACGATGCCATCGATATCAGACATGCCCTCAATATACTCAAAAAGTTCCAGCCCCTGTTCAGCTGCATCCTTCTTGTGCTCCGCTAGCATTCCATTGATGAAATCCACATGTGAGATGTTCACCTTTTTCAGGATATTTTTCTCCGCCTTGCTGAGCTGGTAAATGATTTTTTTCATTTTCATTCAGGGTTAGGAATGAGACTTGTAGGATCAAGGCTGACCCTGTGGTCTCGATCATTGAAACATACTCGCACGTCACCAAAGTCCATGATGAATAGGTCGGTGTAAGGTGAGTTCCAACGAATGGGACCATTCTCTACTGGCGGCTGGACGCGGACCTGCACGAATTCTATTTCGACAGGAAGTTTCGTAACTGCTGTATTTATGCGCTGCCCCCACCACCAGACTAAGTTTCGGCTCGCCTTGAAATCGTCAATAGTATCTCGCGTGAATACCAAATCATCAATGGTTATCGCAACGTCCAAAATGGTGCTGAAGACTTCTTCAATCTTTTCATTGAGGATTGCTGTTCCTAGCCTTCGTAACAGTGTTCCGGTCCTGGCAAACATCTGCGCCGTTTCGCTTTGCAGTTCCTCAGCAGTTACCTCAGCACCGCCAAAGCCTTCCTCACCGTCAACCGCTGCCATAATTTCAATGTCTCTCAGTTCAGCTTTCGTTGGCTCTCTTAGTTCATCTTTAGTTTTCATATGTCACCTATTTACATTTCAAACCTACATCTAATATACGATTCAGGACGAGTTTTATTAGAAATAAATTAGCCCATACTTAGTAAACAACTCAGAACGTATTTCATTAGAAATAAATTAGTCCTACCTAGTAAACGATTCAGGACACAAATCATTAGTCAGTAAAATACCAAACCACCAGCACCGGGAGCAAAATAACGCCCAGCGAAAAAACCGGTTCCACCCAGAAATTCAAGAAGTTAAGCATCACAGTCTGCCCCCTGGCGTTATACGGTTATGGCAGATCAATTCAATGTCTGCGGTGAGGTTAATCAATGTGGTGGCCAGGAATTCTCTGTCTTCACGGTCCGGTTTTTTGTTGTTGAGCAATGTGACACCGATCGCCCTGAGCCTGGCTTGATTGTTACTCTCTTTCAGAGTCTTTACAGCATGAACCGCAACGGCTTCAGATAATTCTTTTTCGCATCCGTCGATTGCTGCGTTGATGGCTTCGCCTATTTCGAGCTTCGCTCGGGCGCGATAATTGCGGATGTTCGGCGGGAATCCCGGTATATCAAGCAGAGCCCCGAACTGCTTTTTAATGAACAAGGTTGAATAGGTTTCCTCCCGTGATTCTGCGCAGATGTGCAATTCCAGGGTGGGTTCTTTGTTCTTGTTCCACCACACATCGTCAACGAAATCGCTATTGACCTCAACCCAAATACATTCGGGCAAAAATACCGGGAAAGCCCGAACGGGAAAACCGAACACCTCCGGGTTGCCGCTAGCGGAATCAAACTTGCTGATTTCCAAATTTATGATGGGCGTTTCCACATAACCTTGATGGAATGGCAACCAATCCTCGCCAATAATAAAATAATAATTACTGCAACGAATGATGTTGACAAACCAGTCTTCTAATTCTTTCAGTCTGTCCTTGCTGCCGGGAAAGGTGCCGCTGGGATTCAGCAGCCCAACGGAACGCAAGTGTTGATTGAACTCGCTGTTATGCAAACCGATGAATTCGCGGATGATACTTGTCTTGTACGCGGGGTCAGCAACATATTTCATTTTTCAGTTCTCCTGCTTAATCTCTTAGTGTCTTTGATCCAATGAGTCCAGTTGTTTGGCCCAGCGTTGCTTGGGCACGATCGGAGAATGATCGGATCGAGCTCTTGATGGACGGCTCCAGCTGCCGCCGCGACTGGGCTTGCCATCGCGTCGCCAGCGGGCATAGCGCAACGACCGGCCTGATTCCTGTTGTGCCAGGGTGTAGGTGATGATCTTGGAATAGCCACGCCTGGCAGCCTCTTCAGCTGCGGCACGATAGCCCAGGCTGGCGGCCTTCCAGGTGAGTTTGGGGTTCAGTGAATGATCAATGCACAGCCGGTTGACTTCGCACACAGCGCGGTGGTCGATCTTTCGAGCCACGGGCCGGCCTACCCAGATGATGGCTATCAGTTCTGGTCCATTGAAAACAGCATGGCCCCACAGCCAACCCGGAGGAGCCTGGTTGTGGCGGTGATGATCGGTGATGAATTGCTTGGCCACTTTTTGGCGGACTTCACCGGAGGCCCAGGCATGATTGGTTGAATCACCTCCGAGCAGCTCAATGCTCAGTCCGTAATCGATCTTGAACGGGTGCTCGTGAATAGACTCGGTGGATGATTCAAAATAGAATTGCCGGCCGGCGCCTGATTCCTGGGCAAGCAGTTGGCCGCACTTGGTGTTATTGAGCAGGAAATCCCAGCCATCATCTTCACTGATTGCTGTGATCAGGTCCTGCAATGCCTCACAACAAGTGCCCCAGGTAAAGTTGGTGTCCCTGACGGTCTCAGAGAGCTCGGGCTCGATGTCATGGTCAATGAGGTACAGCGGCAGATTCTTTTCACCGCAATACGGACATGGGGCATCAAGAGGACTGTGCAACCAATCCAAATCGTTTAGTTCAGCGCGCACTGTATTCTGCTTTGCGGCTTAATCGTCCCGCTTTGTGGGCCGCGTTATATTCTGCACACCACGCTCTAGCTTCCTCTTCAGTACTAAAGCGCGCTCTAGTCCGAACCGATTTCCAAGGCTGTGCTCCTGGCTCCAGGCCATTGGGCCATTCAGGGTTTTCGATCCACCACGTTCTCACTTTGCATTCAAACATCTGTTTGTCCTTTAGTGGTTTTCCAAGATCCCCAACCTCTGTGGGGATTTCGACTGATCACCAATCAGTCTCGTCGGTTGGAATTTATTTGCGGCAGGGCATCACGATCCCGACTCGGCTGGGTTCTTGTTCAGAAACAACGCGAACCGGGCTAGAGCCGTCAAATATGTCCAGCCGAACAATGGGCTCCTTGCCGCGACCACCGCCCGCTGCTAGTGCTTGCGCCAGTTCCAGAACGTACTGTGCGTTGAGGCGGATACTGACGACGGGCTCTTTAGAATCGTCGATTAAGACCCGCTCGTAGTCGGGGAACTGGCCGTTGTCGATGCGCTCGTAATGAGCCAGCGGCAAACCGCTACCCGAGTCAATCAGCGTTGCATCGCCGTTGCAGACGATTTCAGCGGATTCCAGCTTGCGCTTGCGGGCATCCTTGATCACATCAAGCGGCACGGGACCGCTGGTGTCATCGGCGTGTACTTCCACCGGTATCTTGACCAGCTTATGGCCGTCAGTCGCAACCAAGCACTTGTTTTCCACATCTAAATGTGGGTCTCTAAGGTAAGGACGCACATCCTTTACGCTCGCTATTTTCTCCAGTTTGAGTTTTGGATCAATTTTCATCGTCTGTTTCCTCTGTTGGTTTTCCAAGACCGTTGACCTCTGGCAACGGTTTCGGCCGGGTACCAACCGGCGCTCATCAGTTGGAATTGATCGCTTTCGCTATGGGTGTGTTCTGGTAGATCTCGACAAAGCTCTCAAGTGAGCCATCAAAGAACTCTTCCCAGGTGGTCTCATCGCCCCAACCTTCACGTTTGAAAGCCTTTATACCAACCTGTTGATGGATGTCTGGGCCAGTCCATGTAACGGAGATGTCATAGCGATATTCGGTGTCGCCATGTACCTCATGATTGGCGGTGATTTCAGCGCGATCGTTTTTGCGGATGAAGCCCTCTGGGTTACGCACCCCATCAAGGTACTGTGCTGCCCCTTCAGGGTAGCCATCATGATGAATGTAAAGGGTGACCGCTGGCTTGAATCGAAGGTCAGCACGTATGAATCGATAGGTTGCTCGGGTGCTCATTGCGTTCTCCTCTCGGTGTTTTCTTGGTCCTCAATATGAAGATTAGCATGATACATCGTGACTATGCAACACCCTATAAACACTATGGTTATATGGCTGAAATATGAGGCTATCAGGATGCTGTGAGGCTATGATCCATTGCTGTATGACAAACACCAAAGAATTGACACCTAAGATGTACAGGTTCTGCAGAGAGCTCGCCTCCGGCAAAACCCAAGCAGAAGCCTATCGCATCGCCTATAACGTCGGTGATGAGGCTAAACTCAAGACGCAGAGAGAGGCGGCCAGCCGTTTGATGGCGCGTAGCAACATCCGAGCAACGGTGGAGGAGCTCATCGCTAAGAGAGAGGCTGGAATACAGGCCAGGAGCCTCTCGCAAAGGGATCTCGTGCTGACGAGGCTCCGAGAAGCCATAGATAATGAAGATTTCGGCTCTAACCGACTGAAAGCATTGGATTTAATGGCAACTGTCGCTGGAATGAAGCGTACCGACGTGACCATCACCCAGACCGACGACAGGGACGCTGAAGCGATCAAAGAAGAGCTCGCAGCTAAGCTGCTGGCACTGGGGATCGGCCTAGATACGGGCTCTGAGGACGACAGTGACGCTGTTGAAGCCGATCCCGAGACTGATGAAGCCGAGCTCGACCAGGATCCAGTACCGGACCCGGTAGCGGATCCATCACTACACTGATTGATCACGATTGCCCACTTTGGGCCTGGAATGACGATTTGCGTATAATCGTTATTATGTTAAATATGTAGTGTTTATGCGGCTCTCAGCAAATCTCTGGTTTCCCACCTGCCATTTTCAATGGATTCGCTCGTAAGTCATTGATTCTTTGTCTACTGGATTGCAGCCAATCGGCTTCCATTTCCCACTTTCATTGATTTCAGTGGTTTCCGGGTGTAGCTTTTTCGAGATTTCGCTTGTAAGTCATTGATTCTTTTGAATCGCTGTCAGACCTCGGCCTTGCCAGATCCAGAATATCGTTAATAATCAACCCCTTACCCCCCCTGTGGCGAGGCCGTGGTCGTCGAAGCGTTGACATAGTAACCCACTCAAATAATGACCTGATTTTCAATAATTTTCACCTTTTCCTCATATTTTGATGTTTTAGCCATGATTGTTGCATAGTTACGCCGTAATTATTGCCTGGAATGACCTTGGGACTCCTGGGTGGAAAAATTTTTTTCAAAAAAAAATTGCTTTTTCCCAGCTGATCGAATACCTTTGTACAATCCCGGCGGAGCCGCTATATATAGCTATAGCTATATATAGCTATCAAAGCTATAAGCTATATCTAGCTTTGACTATATATAGCTTCTTTTTTTTTTTAGTTATATTACTAGTCTAAATACAGCTTTAGCTATATTATAGCTATAGCTTGATATAGCGTTTTACGGGCAGCGGGTATTCCATGTCGGGAATTTCTACCTGCTGCCTTTTTTTTATGCTGCAGCAAAGCATTTGTAGTCATGGGTATTTTTTGTTCTAATCAGTTGATATTGTCATCTATTTGACTAAAAACTATCCATGAGAAAAGCAAAATATATATTCACAGAGGATCAAGATTATTTGCAACGGGAGGTTCTTATCTCTAATCGTGAGGAGCCTCATTCGGGCAGGAACTTATTTGTTCACCAACGAGAACGACATCCTTACCCCAAGGCATGGGACAACGAACTGCCTGATTCGCTGCTTTCTGACAGTGAAGATATCAATTTCACCCTCGATTCCAGCGGTGAATGGACTGAATCCAAGACCTACACCACCGTTGGTTCCAAGGTATCCATCTCCGGGGAGGTAACCAGCCCTGCCGGTTACACCTGGAACATCAAGGTAGTGAGCAGTTACGGTGGCTGGTCCAAGGAAAAGGACGATATCCCCACCGGAACCAGCGTATCTTTCAGCGTTCCGACCAATTTTGGCTCAACGGAACTGCATCTGCATGTGTATTCGTTGAACGGGGCTGCTGACGCAGGTTTACAGGGAACCCTCAAGGTATCTGACTGATGCCGGTACGCAAGGTCAACGGCGGCTATCGCTGGGGCAGTTCCGGCAAGGTCTACCCCAACAAGTCCCAGGCGGAACGCCAGGGGCGGGCAATCTACGCTTCCGGTTACGCGCATGGCGGTCAGGCCGGCAATGAGTCTGTTCCTGGTGGGTTACAGCGTATTGCACAGCTCCGTGGTGAAGCGGAAATGCTTCGCCATCGCGGGATGCAGGAACTGATTCCTGATGTGCTGTCCGATGTGGGGGCTTATCTCGATTCTGTTCCTGGTGGATTACGGCGTATTGCCCAACTCCGGGGTGAAGCGGAAATGCTTCGTCAGAGTGGGAGTCAGGAATTACTAGAACAGTTGACCCCTACCTCGGCTCAGGCTGCCTGGTTTGCAGGCCAGTTGCCTTGGGGAATGGGAACAGCGGATATTGCCGGTAAAGCCCCCGGACCACCTTCATCCGAAGCATCTTTGAGGGAAGCGTTTTCTGGGGCACACATGCGCAGTTTGCGTGAGAACATTCGCCAGGGGGATTACTGGCCTGCGGCGGGGCAGGCGCTTGGAGGGGCGGCCGATATCCTTCAGACGATACCGTTTCTGGCATGGGCGGGGACCGGTATTAAAGCTACCAAGGCGGGAGCGGAACTTGCGACCCAGGCTTTGAGAGGTATTGCCAGGTTGCCCGAAGCGGCCAAGGTAGCTGAAACGGTTAAACCACCTGACGTAGCACGGCTGGGTGATTTTCCCACCACAACGCCTGGCAGGATTGTTCATAAGACTAAGGATAAAGGTGGCTACACCGTTAATCTGCCCACCGGGGATGTGCCTGAAAGCGGTCTGATGGTTGGCAATTACCCCAATGTGGACCCGCGAAACGTGGTGTTGGGCGTTGAGGATTTGAACAGAAAAGCCATTCAGGCTCATGCGCAACAAAACGCCAAAGTCCTGGCCAGACAAGACAGTTATCTGGGTACTTGGTTCAATCCTGATGAAGGCAAAGTCTATCTTGATGTCAGTACCCGATTTGACCCGGACGATATCAGGAAAGCGACTGTGTTCGGTGAGCGTACCGGGCAAATGGCTGGTTTTGACATAGAAAAAATGTCTGATTTTCCGATCGGGAACTGGCGCGAATACATTCTGACGCCGGAACTCACTCACCGCATGGATGAAATGGCTGCCGTAGGTCGTGCGTATCTGGACAGGAATATGGTTCCAGGTCGTGAGTGGTGGGATATCCGGGGCACGATATTTGAGGAAATTTACGGACCTGAACTGATGCGGTCTGTGGCCGGCTTTACCTCGGCTACGGCGCCGAACACTCAATTGAGAGAAAATTTGCAGTCAATGAGTGAATATATGCGCCGCGCCATTAACGGTGAACCTATTGTTCAGCCTGATTGGAGGGTGCCCGAAGACGCGGTTTTCAGGACTCCTGGGACTCAAATCGGGATGGAGAAATCCAAGGCGGCGAATTTGCGAGCTGTTGAACGCGGAGCACTGGATGAACTGTCTGCGGGTAAGATTCGCAACATGGCTGCGGCGATGCTGGATGATCCCGATGCAGTGGTGTTGGATCGTTACTGGGCGAGAATTGCAGAAAACCCGGAAAAAGGTGTTTTCACCGCATCGGCAGAAGGCATTGTGCCGCAACCGACAGGTGGCAAAGGCTTGGGCGAACAATATGATCTGTTGAAAGATCGGGTGATTGCGGCCGCAATGCGGGCGGAACGCACACCGAGAGATTACAGCGCCGATGTCTGGACCGGGATCAGGGAAACGATTAAAAATGACTCAGAACTGTTTGGCGTTAAGTATAAGAAAGGATCCATCAAAGGCCCGTCGATGGGATTTGCAGATTTACTTGAAGTGATGCTGGATGAAAAAGCGAAACTTCTCAATATCAGTGTCAGTGAGCTCAAGGCCAGGTTGGGGCGCGGAGACGCAAACTTACTGTCGATGATGCTTGCTTCGCCGGTGGTTTACGCGGTTTTCAGTCAGTTGGAAGAGGGCGCCCCGGTAGGTAACAATGGTGCTTCCACCTGAGATAGGCTCGATGCCTTCTGAGCTCTTTGAGGGTCATGCCTATAAATCGGGCACGATGGCGCTCAAACTCCTCGGGGAGTTCTTTTTCATACAGCCACCAATAGCGATTTTTATCATGCATAACTAGGTAATAGCTTACCATTCTGAATGTATAACGCAACAACATACTAACTTGTAACGGCAACAAACACATGCTCGAAGGAATGAACCCTGAAACCTTGGACCAGTTGCAGAATTGCCCGGCTGAAGATCAGCGGGAAGTGCTCAAGCTGATCGAGAGCATCGAAGCGGCCGAGCGCAAAGCGACTGCCAGGAGCAGTTTCATGGGCTTTGTCAAACACGCCTGGCCGGCCTTCATTGAAGGGCGGCATCACCCCATCATGGCAAAAGCCTTTGAGCGGGTGGCCGCAGGCGAGCTCAAGCGCCTGATCATCAACATGCCCCCCAGGCACACCAAGTCTGAATTTGCTTCTTACCTGTTGCCGGCGTGGTTTTTGGGCCAATACCCCGATAAAAAAATCATCCAGACCGCACACACCGCCGAATTGGCGGTGGGGTTCGGGCGCAAAGTGCGTAACCTGGTTGCCAGCGAGGACTACAAGACCATCTTTCCCCAGGTCGCGTTACGCGCCGATTCCAAGGCTGCCGGCCGCTGGAGCACCAACCAGGGCGGTGAATATTTCGCCATCGGGGTGGGCGGTGCGGTGACCGGTAAAGGTGCCGACCTGTTGATCATCGATGATCCCCATTCCGAGCAGGAAGGCCAGAGTATCGACCCGGCGGTGTTTGACAAGACCTACGACTGGTACACCTCCGGGCCCAGACAGCGGCTACAGCCAGGTGGCGCGATCGTGATCGTGATGACACGCTGGCACAAGCGGGATCTTACGGGGAAGATCATCAAGGCATCGACCCAGCGCGAAGGCGTGGATGAGTGGGAAGTCATCGAGTTCCCGGCGATCATGCCTTCGGGCAATGCGTTGTGGCCCGAATTCTGGAGCCAGAAAGAATTGCTGGCGCTGCAGAACGAGCTGCCGGCTTCCAAGTGGTCGGCCCAGTACCAGCAGGATCCCACCTCCGAAGAAGGCGCACTGGTCAAGCGGGAATGGTGGAAACGCTGGGAGCAGGACCGTACCCCGCATTGTGAATTTATTATCCAGTCCTGGGACACCGCGTTTTTGAAAACCCGAAGGGCTGATTATTCAGCCTGCACCACCTGGGGCGTGTTCTATCATCCCGATGACGAAGGCGCGACCCGGCCGAACATTATCTTGCTGGATGCCCACAAGGAACGCCTGGAATTTCCCGAACTGAAGAAGAAGGCGATGGAGTTCTATACCAGCTGGCAACCCGATGCCTGCATTATTGAAGCGAAAGCGGCGGGGGCGCCGCTGGTTTTTGAGATGCGCGCTATGGGGATTCCGGTGTCCGAATACACACCCTCGAGGGGCAATGACAAAGTCGTCCGGGTCAATGCGGTGGCGGATTTGTTTGCTTCCGGCGTGGTGTGGTGTCCCGAGACTAGGTTTGCCGAGATGGTGATTGAGGAATTTGCATCTTTTCCGGTCGGGGAGCATGATGATTTGGTGGATAGCAGTACGCAGGCGTTGCTGCGGTTTCGCCAGGGCGGTTTTCTGCGGTTAGGCACCGACGAGGAAGATGAACCGATGTATAAACGCACTGCCAATTATTATTAGGAGTATATAAAACTATGCCCGGTATATTCGATAGATTACAAGCAATTCGAGCTGACTCCCCAACTGGCGGTGCTTTAGGGCAGATATCAGAGCGTGAAATGGAGATTATTATACGAAACCTTAACAAACTTGAGGATCGGGAAGGGTTAGGGCAAATTTCGGATAAAGAGCTTAAATTGTTAATGCGTAAATCTTTAGGCCAAGTTAGTGAAAGAGAGTTGGAATTATTAGGGAGGAACAAGGTAAAGAAGATGGCGCATGGCGGCAGAGTGACAAGACCTATTGATGGCAGGGCCACTAAAGGTTTAACGAGAGGCTCAAGGAGAACATAATGCCCAGTTATTACGACAGCACTAAAACCAAGCCCGGCAAAGCCATACTGAAATATAAAGAGGGTGGTAAGGCAAAAAGAAAGCGTAAAGGCGCATCTTTGGGTAAGCTCAGCGACAGGCAATTGGCTTTACTCAGAGAGGATATCTTGAAACCGACCAAAGCAAGAGCAGCCTTTAAGGCAGCGGGTGGGGGCAAGGTAAAGAAAATGGCACATGGCGGCAAGATTACTGTTGTAGGTGTTGAAAACGGCCATGATGTCACGCTTGCTCGTGGCAGTGGGGCAGCTCGTTCACAGAAATTCCGCAAGAACGGATAAATGCCAATTGAGCGCCCTTTAGGGCAAAACCCGTTCCTGCAATTACAGCCAGAGGCTGCTCTGGAAATCGATATCGTCAACCCCGAATCGGTGTCGATGGAAACCCCTGATGGCGGGGTGGTGATTGATTTTGATCCCAATGCGATGGATCAGGGCGGCACCGAACACGATGCCAACCTGGCCGAATACATCGAAGAACCCGAACTGCGCGAGATCGCCTCGGAGTTGGTTTCCGCTTACCAGTCAGATCGTGACAGCCGGTCAGACTGGGAAGAGACTTACATCAACGGGCTGGACCTGCTCGGTCTCAAACACGAAGACCGGACCACCCCCTGGGACGGGGCTTGCGGGGTGTTTCACCCGCTGCTGACCGAATCGGTGATCCGTTTCCAGGCGCAGGCGATTCAGGAACTGTTCCCGGCGGCAGGCCCGGTCAAGACTGCCGTGGTCGGGAGATTGACCGAGGAGAAGCAGCAACAGGCCACTCGGGTCAAGGATTATCTGAATTACCTCCTCACCGAGCGCATGACCGAATACCGCTCCGAGACCGAGAAGATGTTGTTCTCGCTGCCGCTGGCCGGCTCGGCCTTCCGCAAGGTGTACCACGACCCGAACCTGGGGCGTCCGTGCTCGATGTTTGTGCCGGCAGAAGATTTCGTGGTCAGTTACGGCGCGGCTGATCTCACCACCTGCGAACGCGCTACGCATGTGATGAAGCGCAGTAAGAACGACGTGCGTAAGTTGCAGGTGTCCGGGTTTTTCCTGGACGTGGACTTGCCCGCACCCAGTCCCGATACCGGCGAGATCGAGCGTAAATACAACGAACTGACCGGGGATTCAGCCAATTACGACATGGATTCCAGGCACACCATTCTGGAGGTCCAGGTCGATCTGGATTTGCCGGGATTTGAAGACATCCAGGATGGCGAGCCGACCGAGATCGGGGTGCCCTACGTCGTCAGCATCGACAAGTCCTCGCGCACCATTTTATCCATCCGACGCAATTGGTACGAAGACGATCCGCTGAAAATTAAGCGCGAACATTTCGTCCATTACCAGTACATGCCCGGTCTGGGCTTTTACGGCTTCGGCCTGATTCACCTGATCGGTGGTCTGGCGAAATCGGCCACCTCGCTGCTGCGGCAACTGGTCGATGCGGGCACCTTGTCCAATTTAC